TCCTTCTAGCATTGTTTTCCCTTTCAGTTTCTCTTATCAAGTTTAGGGCTAAGTCCCCGATTTCTGGCTCAAGATAGTGCCACTCAACCTGCATAACTCTTTCCAATAATCTGGCAAGGTTGCGTCTAATTGCTTCTAGTTCGCTTGACCACTCACGCTCATCATTCTTGAGCAGCAAGATAGCATCAAAGATTTCACGCTCATCGGCGTTGTCAAAGTGTGTCATTTGATTCCCCTAGTAAAGAAGGCTACAACTAAACTTTTCAGTTGCATCCTCTTGTATGCCCAATGAACTCGCATGATGCGCCAGTTGATAGGTTGCCTTTCAGCTCTGTGCTTTGCCAATGTCCCTCACCGCCTCAATCACTTCGACTACTCGCTCAAGAGTGTCAATGTCTATGCTTAGGCTTAGGACTGCATCCTTGTGTAGTGAGTAGATCACTTGCTCGCTGAAATACTCAGCCATGTCTTTTGCGCCCTGTTCGTATCCCTTAGCAAAGGCCCTCTCTCTGCCTCTGCGGATGCGTAACGCCCAATCGAATCCGGTCACTTCTCTACCTCTCCCATAATTGCCTTAGCTCGGTACTCGATGTCTTTGGCTATCTTGACTAAATCCTCAAGCTCTTTGTTTATGGCCCATAGTCGAGCCTCAAACTCTTGTAGCTTGATGTCTATTTCTTTTGGCCCCATGATTTCCTCATCTCATTTAGGTTTGCTTCCATGTCAATCTTGTATTGGTGGTGGATTTCATCTGCGATGTCTTGAGCTGTTATCTCGACACCTTGCTCGGCGTGGACTCTAATGAAGTCCAAAGTGTGTTCACGCTGGTATCTCAGTCCAGCTCTGAAACCTTCTGTGTATAGAGTTTCAGCCATGATTACCTCGATGAGATGTTGTATTGAGGGTCAACATAGATTTCGATGTTGTCCACGATCTCGATAACCCTGGCGATTGCTTTGGTCGGTGTTGGGTAGGCAGCCTTGATGAGTTGTAGCACCTCGTTTTTCATTAGCATCCTGCCCATGTAGATTCCGTCTGACTTCGCAACACCAAAGTTGTATTGGTGAGGCTGAAAGTCGGTTACTGCGAACTCAATCTCTTGAGGGTTATAGTTAGGCATTTGCTCTCATTTCTTTATAGGTTGACTTGATGTGTTCTACTAGCTCGATACGAGCCTTAGCCTCGTTGCGGCTAACTGAGTCCATGCCAGGAATACCGGCTTGGAGCGTGAACTGTGTCTCAGTCCAGCGTTGAGCCTCGGCAATTATGCGTTCGGCTAGTTGTTGTTCGTTCATCTGCTTTCCTTTGTGAACTCGTTGATGGTGGCAAAGAAAACAATAAGCATGGCGATTACTCCGATGCTGTAACCGAGTCCGACATGGAACTCTTGGATTTTCCAGCTTGCCAATACGACTGCTGCCATAGCGATTATGAATAAATAAAATTTCAGCATTTTCTTTTCCTTACTTTGTTAGGTCGTTTACGAACGATTGAACTGTGATTAGGAAGGCAACCAAGACTCCGACTATGCCCACGATCAGGCCGAGTGTCGGATCTATTAGCTGCACGATGAAGCTCGATAGCACGATGACTATGAGTGATAGTGAATAGACGAATAGCTTTGCCATTACTTTGATGCTCCTATCTGACTCCCCTTGAGTCATACTTAGAGCTTATACCTTTTTGCCCTTTTTCTGGCAATTTTGCCAAATTTAGGTAATTATCGGCGTGTCGGAATAAAGGGCTAGTTGAGGGTTTTGACGCTGATTGTGGCCCCAGGCTCGATGCCCTCGGCGTAGAGTTTCCTAGCTGAGATGCGTACTATTCGGGAGTCATCGGTAACAACGCCTGAGTTTGTAAGGGCATCACCGACAGCCCTGATTAGCTTGTCCAGCGGTCAGAGGTCGGGGGCTACTGAAGGCAACCCCCGACTCACAGTTTTACCTTTAGGCATATAGAAATTGACGATAAGCTCACATGGCTCATCTATGGGTTGCCAGTCATTAGGCAGGTTAGCTAGTGCTGATTCGACTATGGCCTTACGCCAAGCCTTGTGCTTCGAGCTGTTGACCTGAACGATTCTGCCCTGCATAATGGCGTGTGATCCCTGACTGGCTGGGTTGCCGGTAACGCTAAAGTTTACCTCTGCCATGTAGTTCCCATGCTCCAATTATGGCAGCAAGGGTGTAAAGGATACCGAAGGTTAGCCCCAAGCCACCTAGAACGCTTTTAGTTTGCGTGGATAGGTTTATTAGTATGCCGGCGGTGATGGCTGGGACTAACCAACGGAGATTACTCAAAAGGGAAGTGACTCCCTGTGTGTTGGCTCAAAGATTTCCTTGATTGCCGTTAGTGGCTCTGCTGGAACTACCTTTGGGTTGTTGATGCTGACCTTGATTGACTGCTTGGCTTCGCCCTCTTTGTTAGTCCAGTTGTCTATCTCTGATGAGTAGAGTCCCTCGACCTGAAGGGTGTCACCGACCTCGAAGGTTGTTGGCTGTGCAAGCCAGACTGTGTAACGCTTGTTGATTGTTTCGCCAGCCTTGCTTTGGAATGATTCTGTTAGCTCGATGCCCTTGCCCTCGTAAAATACTCGGCTAATTGCACCCTTTACTTTGATTATTGCCATCTCTTGTTTCCTTTTCTCTTGTTGTTTTACTCTAGTGTTCACCTATGACATGGTTGGGGTTGGTGCAGTCAAGGTGTCCACAAGACCTAGTGCCTGGCAAGACTGGCTTGCCGTCAAATAGTGGGATGGTAAGCGTGAGCTTGTCGAACTCACCCTGCCAAGGGATACACTTCTCGGATCCATACTTGATGACCAGAGCTTGATGCATCCGACAGGATTGGCACTTGAGGTCTTTACGCTTACGCTTTTGCGTGTTGACTTTCCAAGTAGAGCCACACCGACAGCACAAAGCAACATTGTCATCCACGCCATAATCTTAGCCGACCACCCTGGAAAGGTGTCCCTCAAACCTTAGTGCGACTTCACCGAGTCCACCATGTCGGTTCTTGGCTACCTTCATTATCATCTGGCTCTTTTGCCACTCAAACTGATCCTCGTCAACCTGCCGTCTGTGAAGCAAGATAACAGCATCGGCATCTTGCTCGATACCACCTGAATCTCTTAGGTCAGCCATGTCAGGTTCAGAATCTCTGCGCTGCTCAGGGCCTCGGTTGAGCTGGGCTAATGCGATGACCGGCACATTCAAATCTCTAGCTAGGTTCTTGAGTCCGATTGAGATGTCAGTAATCATCTCGTAACGCTTTCGGCCTTTTTCGGTGTCTTGTATCAAACCGAGATAGTCAACAACAATAGCCTCTAGTCCGTTGTTACCCTTAACGCTGTTTGCCAAGGCTCGTATCTGCATTAGGTTTTGACCTGACTTGTCATGGATGGCGAGCTGGTGGGATTGAATGTCTTGTCTGACCTTGGCAATCTTTACCCAATCGTGATCCTTTAGGGTTCCCTTCTCGATGTTGCCAATGTAGACCTCAGCTTCCATGCTGATGATGCGGTTGTAAAGTTCACTCTTGCCCATCTCTAGGCTGTGAAAAGATACAGGGCCAGTCTTGGATAGTTCCCAAGCAATCTGCAAGCCAACGATTGTCTTACCAACGCCAGGTCTTGCACCGATTATGTATAAAGCACCTGGTCGGAATCCTGCGATGATGTCGTTCAGTAGAGGCCAAGGGCTTTGAGGGTAATGCTTTGGCTTGTCTATCTCATCAAGGTAAGGGATTAGCTCATCGGCAACATAGCTTGGCTTGACTGCCGAGTTACGATCTATGAGGTTGTCAATCTCTTTTTTAGCTGTGTCAAAGACTGTGGCTAAGTCCTCATGCTGAGCCTTGCTGTGGATCATCGTGCCGGCAACAGCTAGTCTGCGTCTGGTAGCTTCCTCGATTACCTTGCTGGCGTAGAACTTGACAGAGGCAGCAGTTGGGGTCGCTGTGACCACATCGTGAAGGTAGCTCGATAGCTTTGGTAGAGCTGCACCGACTGTCATCACATCTATTGGCTGGCGATTAGCTTTCATCTCTAGAATGGTTTTGTAGATTCGCTCATTCTGTATGTCATCAAAGTCGCTGGGTGCGAGTGTCAGTTCCTCAAGTGCCTTGCCGTTGGTCAGCAGGACTGATCCGATTACCGACTGCTCGAACTGTGTCATTTCACTCT